TGGCTGATTGTAAATACTTTGCCAAGTGGAAATAATTATTCGTTTAGTGGAAGTTTTATCTTTTCCAGACATTACGGTATGGATATTTCGATCTGCTTTCCATGAGTCTTGCTTGGAGTAGTCCCGAAAATCAGCTAACATTTGTGCCACTAAACTGGTTGTAGGCACTACAATTAATATTTTTCCGGTTGAGTGACGATCCAGTATCCAACGGCACAGTAGGTATATCATTAGCGACTTACCAGAGCCTGTAGGAGACACTAGGAGGGCTCTGGATCGATTCAAAGCGTGTTGGACGGCTTCTACCTGATAATCATAAGGACGAACCTGTTTACCGCCTGCTGTTATTACTAATCTGTCTATAAATTGTTTGATTTCTTCTTGAGATGGGGTATTGTAGTTAGCCAGACATTGTTCCCAAGTATAACCACGATCTTTTGCAAACTTAACAACTAAATCTGCTAATCCAGCATAAATGGTTTGGGTGTATAAATTAAATAATCGAATTTTACCATCCCAAAGACGTTTTTTAAACGCGGGAGTGTATTGAAAATTAGGAACAGTAAACGTGAAATATCCATTCAACTCTCTGGCTAAAGAGCGATCACACTCAACTTTTAACAAAACAGAATCTGGTTGTGTGATCCGAATATCTACCAATTATGCTCCTTGAGTAAATTTAATCCAATCAATCATGGCTCTAATTTGCCACTGTCGATTATTAATAATTTTTACAACACTTTCTAAATAGTTCACTTTTTCTTGTTGAAAGGATATCTGCAAATCCTTCTCCAACCACATATCATCAGATTCAATCAAATCATCCGCTTCAGTTTTTAATACATTTAATTCAAATGGTTCTCTGCCAAACTCTTTAATTTCTTCTTTACTCATTCGGCCTGTATAGTACAGCCATAATTTTCGTCTAAGAACAGCAATATTTGCTTGCCATTTCTTTAATCTCATCTTTTCGTCCATATAAAACGAAAGATATTTGTTGTGTAATTGAGGGGTTCTTGATGATTCTCGATCCAGTGAAGTTTCATCAATTTTTAAATCGCTCTCAACCATTAATTTTAATTCATTTAAATCCATAATGTATTATACATCATTATCAAGGGTTATCAAGTAATTCCACTCTGTAGTTTGTGAACTTAAAGGTAACGTTAGCAATAGCTTCGATTGAATCTGGTAACGCAGTACTGAATCCAATTCCAGAAAGGCTGATTGGAAATAAATTTAAAAAACTAATTTTTATTTTTGGTCTATAGGTACTGTTTGTTATTAATAAAAATCCATTAGATTCTATAGACTGTTGATAAGTAAAAGGTACGGTATCACAATCACCATATCTAGAACTTCTTTTAATCCAATTGTATATTTCTAACCAGTTTTTTAAATTTTCATCCACTTTAAAAGATAATTGTAAATCTTCAAATCGCACTGCTCCTGTAGGAACAGGAAGCGGCATAGCAAACGGTGTAGGTTGATCTTCAGCACCCAATCCTAACCCTGGTAAATTTGCTGTTTGGCAAAAATACGTCATGTTAGGAACACGATCCATAACAAATTGAAAATAATTTACGAGTAACGGATTGTGTGAACCGGTAAATCCTTGCATATTATTATTTATGTAAACGAAAAGGGCTCCCCCTTTCAGGGGAGCCCTCGACGTTAGTTGTTATTAAGGTTTAGATCAGAGACCGAAACCAGTGTTACCGTGGAGATTATTGACGGCGAAAATACGGTAGTATTGATTGCCATCAGTAGTGGTTCCGACAGAATCAATACTGGTGTTATCAGCGAATGGATTGGCTACCATGCCGTAACGAGTCTTGAATCCAATCTTGGGTTGAAAACTATCTTGACCTACTGCACGTACCATTTGTAGCGGAACGTATGGACAGTAGAAAAGACCAGCATCGTATGGGCTTGCGCCACGGTATCCAACGGTTACGAAGTTAGCACCGTTTGCAGCGTATGGATCGATGTAAACCTTGAACTTGCCGTTTAGAATACCAGCAAAAGTGTTGCCGGTATCATCAACCTCTAGTTGAGGTTGTAGAGCAGGAGTTAGGTTTAGGAAGCCACCCATGGCTAGAGCTGAAGCAACATCTGACGAGCAGATGATGAAATTGCCCTTACCACGACGAGTTTCCTTGGCGATCACGTTGGCTTCGCGTTCAATTTGGAACATGAGACCACGGAAGCGTTCTGCGCTCCAACGACCGTCTGAGTCGGTGTTAAGATCGTATACGCCACCGGTGGTATAGCCGGTTAGATCGGATTGAGTTGCACCAGTCTTGGCTACGCGATAGATGGTGGTGATTAGCTCGCGGTTAATTTCGTTGAGAATTTCGCTGCTAAGAATGTTAGCAAGTTCGCTCTCAGCGTCTAGACCGTGAACAGCCTTGAGGTCTTGAGCTAGCTCGGTGGTGTACTCAGCCTTTAGAGCGCGAGTCTTAGCTTCTACAGCTAGACGCTCAATGCTGAATGACATTTCTTTAAAAGGATTTGTAGAACTGTCACCTAAAGCTTCAGCGCGATTGGTAAGCATACCACGGAAAGCACCGATGTCAAATCCGCTGTCACGAACACCAAAAACTGCTCCTTGACTTACGCCGCCGTTAGTACCGCCTGAAACACCGACTGGATTGATACCACCGGTAGCAGAGAATGCAGCACCTACAGAGGTAGCACCTGAACCACCGAACTTGGCAAAGGATTCGTTATACAGAGCTTCCTTGGTGATGAAGCTACCAGTACCACGGGTACCGTTAGTACCAAGAGTGCCCATACCATCGTAACGTGAACGCATAGCAAAGATTAGACCGGTTGGTGCGGTCATGGGTTGTACGCCAGCAATATCGTAAGCAATTAGGTTAGGCATACTACGACGAACTAGGCTGATTAGAATTGGATCGTAACCAGCTAGATTTGCGGTGCCAGCAGCTGCTTGACCTAGAGCAAAACCGCCTGCACCCATGCTGTTGGTTGGTGCAGCTTCGTTGAGGTATTGTTCACGAAGAGCTCTCTCTTGGTTTTCTAGTAGAACAGCAGTAACCTTCTTCTTGTAGCTATCGCCGATATCTGGAAGGGCCTCGTGAGCAAGCAGAGGGTTCCATTTTTCTACGAGTGTATCGTAGGGTGTGTTTCTTGAAAAATCCATTGACATTTTACTTTTCTCCTTGATTGAAAGTTTTTAAATTATAGTTTCTTAAGTTGACGAGACAATGCATTCATGTATACAGACATAGGACCTGCATCGTCTGTTACATTCTGTGATCCACTGCTAACATAACCTTCTGTTAGAGTGGTGGTTTGGTCCTCTTGAGCAACAACTGGTGCGGCTCTGAGGTAATTTTCTTTGAGGATATGAACCTTGTTGCGGAAGTCTTCAGCGTTGCTAAAATCAATATTTTCAGCAAGAGAAGCTAGACGCTCGGCGTCTACGCGAGTCATATCGGATGATGCTTCTAGGAAGATGGAACGAGCTTGACCTTTAACAATTTCTTGTTTGAAGCTTAGATTTTCTTGTAGTTGATTGTTAAGAGCGGTTTCTAACTCTTGGTTTTCAACAAACAGATCTTCTAGAATGTCATGCTTGCCTTCTGGTACTTCGATGTAGTGTGACTCAAACAGATTCTTGAGACCACCCATAAAGCTTTCAGCAATCTCAGTACGAATACCAGACTCTACGGCTAGCTTGTTTTCTTTCATCCATTCTTCTACAACGTAATTTAGGTATTCATCAAGACGAGTTGCTAGACCTTCAACGGCAGCATTAACTTCTGATTGGATAACTTGAGCACCTTCAGAAATTAGTTGATCACGAATATCAGAAATTTTTTCGTTGAGTGCTGCTTCAAAAATTACAGCAGCCTTTTCTTTAAATTCTTCGCTGAGATTTTCACCGGAGAATAAAGCGGTGAGATCTTCCTGCATGGAAACCATCTTGCCACCTTGTTGGGCTTGTGGTTCGATTGCACCACCACCTGGTCTTAGTGTGCCTGCATTTTGTGCGGCATTGACAGGTAATGGTTGTTCAGTGCCTAGAAATATACCTTTGCCTAGAGCATCCTTGGTGTATGTTCTGGCGTCGATGATTGTTTGAAATTTCATTGGTTTTTGTTCTTGCATTTTTTATCCCTTAATCTGAAGTTATTTATAAATTTTAATATTTTACTGTAACCGGTTATTTACGCTAATTTTATATAGTTTTAAAAATTATATTTCAAGACCACGAAGTCTGGTGTCCCATAAAATGGAACCAAGCTCACGTCCTGCTCGTTTTTCAAGAGTTTCTTGATCTACTAAATTTCCTGCCATACCTGTTAGTTTTTTGATTGTTGGGCCTAAACTTGGATTTGGACCACTTTTTACACGCCCACCAATCAAATCAGCTAAACCGGTTAATTTTCCACCAGCACTACCTTTTAACATTTGTAGTGTTTTGGCACCTAAAGCAGATCCAGAAAATGCTTTGTTGGCAGCTAACGCAGCAATACCTGCAGCCATTCCGGGAGCACTAGAATAAAAATCTATAACCTTTTTCTGATTCTTTTTAGTAAATCCAGTATCAATAGCTGCTTGTGGCAAACGCATGGAAGGTGGAGTTGCAAGAACACCTATGGCGGTATCTATTCCACCAGATGTTTTATTTTCTGGATCAAGAATACCCATAATTCCTTTTTTTCCAGGTGTTTGTATGCTTGATTGTGCAGGAGTTACTATTGCTTCATTTAACATTAGCAATTCACCGCGTTGAAATCTTACACCTTCTGCTAAAGCAACATCAACAACTTGACTTTCGTATCCTTTACTTCCTCGAACGCCGATTGCTTTCTTTGCGCCTTTTGGTCCTAGTGGTTTTATTGCTTTATTGGTGTCTGATTCGCCCGCGCTGGCCATCATTGTTCCTGAACTTGCACCACTTTCAGTGGATGATTCAGATTTTTTTAATTTTTCGCTGTTTAAATTAAGACGAAGCAGTTCCATTTGTTGTTCTGGAGACATGCCAACCTTTTTGGCAGCCATCATACCACCGCCAGCAGAAACTTTAGCAGTAGGAATACTTGCAGAAGTACCTGTGTTTTGTAACGATACACCACTTGATACAGGAGCAGCATAAGCTACTTGGGTACTTGATCTACCAGAACCAGTAGATGGTGCAAACGCACCTATTCCAGAACTGGAGCTAGAAGAACCTGCATTACTTGCTCGTGGTCCACCAGATCTACCAGACGAACCACCTCCCGATGATGCACCTCCACTTGATGATGCACCACCAGATGGTGCAGTGCCAGCAGTAGTTGGTGTGGATGTGGTGGTTGGTGCATTAGTTTTTTTCTTTTGTTGTTCGTCTTTACGTGCCTGTCTTTCAGTTTCGGCAGCACGTTCTTTAACATGAACATCTAAAGATCTTGCGTCTTTATCATCCAATGCACCAAAATTAAGTTTCCCGTCTGGGCCTTTGCTTACAGTAATAACTCTGCCGTTTTTAAGTGTTACTTTTACGTTACCACTTTCATCTGCATCTTGTTGTAAAGTATCATTCCAAGCACCCAAATCTTTTTTTGCTTTGTCTGCATTAGCTTTTAAACGTTCTTCTTCACCTTTTTTTATTCCAGCTTGATTTTTTGCATCAGCATCATATAATGCTTGAATGTCATCTTTACTTAAAGTTTTTGGATCTTTACCGGACAACACAATTTGACCACGAACTCGTTGATGTGCAGCATCATCAGATGTGCCTTTTTCCATCCAAGTTTCCCATTTTTCAAATGGAACCGCGTTTGCACCTTGCCCTGCAGTTGCAATTTCGTATCTGTGTCGTTTTAATCGATCGTCTGCATCTTTACGTGTCGCATTTCTTGCTATATCTTGTGCAGTTTGTTCTGGTGATGCTGGTTTATTTTTTGGATTTGTTGCATCATTAATTCGTTGTGCTCTGATGACATCAACAGTGGTGCCCATTCGCTTGGCTTCCGCCGCCATGTTTGCTTGTTCTTCTGGAGTGAATTGAATTTCACGTACGTCTTTATAACCGTCTTTAAATGCTGTTTGAATTTTTTTATTGGCAGAATCACGATCTTGACGATCAAGATCCGTTTTTATTTCATCTGAAGTTTTTTCTGGTTGTACAGGTGCGTTAAAACGAGCAGTTGCATCTTCTTGACGTTTTCGCAACTGTTGAATAGCTGGTGTATTATACGGATCATTTGTAGTTGAAGTAGCAGCTGGAGTTGCAGCTGGAGTTGCAGCTGGAGTTGCAGCTGGAGTTGCTGGTTTTTGTGTTGGTGTAGGTGTAGTTGCAGGTGTAGCAGGAGTATTTAAATCTGTAGCAATTTTTCCAACAACATCAACCAAAGAAGGAACATCAGGAACTACTGGTTGTTTTAATTTATTTTTTTCTTCGTCCTCATCCGGTTTAACAAGAAAAGGAATATCGCTATCTTTAACTTCTTCTTCGTGAAGACCAACCAGATTTTTGAGAGAAATTTTCATTAAATCTTCCTTAAGAAATCTTCAAACAATTTTAATGCTTTTGATTCTAAATTGCGGCTACTAGCCTTTTTAATTTCTTTTTGATATTCTTCAATATACTTTTCTTCCAGCATACCGTTATTCCAAATCCATTCTTTTCCTTCCATGATGCCGTTTACAAAAGCACCAGGAGCAGAAGGATCGGCAACGATATCTACAGCAGAAAGCATAAAGTCGGGTTGAACTTCATTGTATCCGTTGCGTTGTTTTAATGAACCCATACCACGACTAGAAACACCTAGACGAGCTCCTTCGTCAATTAAATTTTTGACAATTTTACCCATAGGAGTTTCCATAATTTTAGCTTTGCCGTACACATCAGATCCATTGCTATTGAACTCTTTGATGATGTGTGATACACGATCAAGATTTACGGTTGGGCCTGATGGATGGTTTAATTCACCAAATGCTCGATTATTTTGTACATACTCTTTGCTGTAACGAGCAACTTCGTTTAATAAAATATTTTTTGGATACACTCTCTTGTTACGATTGAGTGTATCAGCTTGCATGAAAGGACCTTCAATAAAGTAGGTCTTGTTGCCGTTAGCATCAGATTCGGTTAAGAATTGGACTTCTTCAACTGTCTCTGTTATCAGTTTCATTCTTGGTCCTCGTCATCTTCGCCGTCTTCTTCATCTTCTTCAGTTTCCTCGCCGTCTTCCTCGCCATCTTCGTCTTCGGTGTCACCTTCTTCTTCTTCCTCAGATCCGTCCGAGCCCTTGGTTTCATCAGTATTACCCTCTGCCCATTTGCTTGAAGCAATCTCCCAGCTACTTAGTTCGCCGTCGTGATTTTTGTCTGCCTTTTCTGCATCTACTTTTTCAAATAGGGTTGGAGCGTACTCTTCGTATTTTTCTTGCAAGATACCAGTTAATTTTTCGTTTAGATACTCTTTGAGAGTAACTTGTGCATCAACTAAATTTTCTTCAATAACCATTTTTACAAATGAATTTACTTTTTCGTTGCTCATTGCTTTGTCCTTTTTGATTCTTCTAAGCGGGCTAATTTTAATACTCTATTGAAAGAGTCTCGTGATTCAGATAATAATTTTACCATTCTTTCTTTATTATCATTATTTAGATTTTCATAAAGTTTACTAATCATTTCTTGTTCATTTATTTCCAAAATACCCACATTTCCGTCCTTTAATTTGTACATTTTATTTGGATAAAATGCGTTAGTGGTGTGTTCTGGTACTGAATTATTAGTTTCTTCGCACACTTTAACTTGTTTAAACAAATTTAAAATGGTTTCACTTTCTGATAAAAAAGTGTCATATAAAGCATCATTTGCCCTATTTTTAATTTCTTCTTTTAAAATAGTTTTAAATTTATCGGGATTATCATGAAGAACAGATTCAATTATTCTTTTAGTTATTTTCATTGAGGTGGTCCTTGATCTTGTTGTTCTTCTTCCGGAGGCATTTCTTCTCCCGGAATTTCTCCAGACATCATTTGTTCGTATCTTTGTTGCTCTTGAGCTTCTAATTGACGTTGTTGTTCTCTATTTATTTGAGCGTTAATTTCTAACATCTCTTCTTCGGATTGTTTTAGTAAGCTCTTACGAACATACTCTTCCGAGAAAAATCTACCAATAAACGGAGTAACAGCCGCAATAATATCAATTCTTTCACGAAGAATATCATTATTTTTTAATTCGGTGAAATAAGAATCGTTATTGAATGTAAAAGTTACATCCTGATTGATGCGATTCCAGTCTTCTTCCGTCATTATACCTTTTAATATTACTTGTGTTTTTAGTAAATCCATAAACAGAGTACTAAAACGCTGACGTAATCTGTCAATAAACTTATTAAATTTAACTTCGTCTCTGGTGATCTCAGCAGATCTACCCATGTTAAATCCACTTTGTTCATTCATACGAGACACTGGAACACTTAAAGCACGGTACAATTTTTGTTGTAGATAAAAGACGTCTTCCATCTGGCCCAAGTTTTGGCCACCGTCTAGCGTGCTAATTTCAGTACCTCTACCACCTTCGCGCCGAGGCATCCAGAAGTCTTCCAACATGCTCATATGATTTCGTTCATCTTTAATTAAACCGGTTGCTGGATCGTAAATTACTTTATTACGATATCGGTTCATAATTTCACGTAGGTATTGTTCGGCTTTTTGCTTGGGAAGATTACCTACGTCCACGTAAAAAATACGTCGTTCAGGTGCACGAGAAATTCGATATATTGCAACTGCGTCTTCAATTTGGCGTAGAAGATTTAAAGGTCGTACAGCCTTCTGTAGATGGCCTACAACGCGTTTGGTTGCAGAGTCCACTAATCCAGAGTGTACGTATGCAATAGTGTCTGGTGCAATTTTCCAGCCAGTACTGCTGGTTGGAAATGCAGAATCCTTATCAGTGTCTTGATATAAGAAGTATTCAAGAATATTTTTTACCGGAGAAAATGGTGCCATTCCTCCCCAGACTGCTTTATCTTTTTCTATCTTTCTTACTTTTTTAATCTTAATAGGATCAATTGGTATTAATTCTATGATTCCTTTTCGGACATCATTCTTGTCTATCTTTTTATAATAAAATAGCTTGGAATCAACATACCATTTTCTAAAAATATCTGGTGCATTATTAGAAAAATCTAATAATCGTAAGATGTGATTATATTCTGTGTATATTTTAGTTTTAATAGTGTCCGACAAATTAACTCGATCAAGGTTTAATTTGATTGGTTTTCTATCTTGATCCATTACTATGGCTTCGTTTGTGATGTCTTCTATAGAAGCATCAACTTCTGGATAAAGTGACATTGCTCTGTAATGAGAAATCATTTGATTCTCATCACGAACCGCTCCAGAAAAATCTACGAAAGTACCAAAAACGCCACCAGTTTCTAAAATATACGAACCATCGTAAGCATCAGGAGTGATTATATCACCAGTAGGTTTAGTTTCTTCTGGTGTCTTTTTTCCTAACTTATAACCAAATAATTCAAATTCCATTATTTTTTATCCTATAAAATTATCACTTAAGTAGAACCGGTAGCTGGTGCTCCTGCACTACCATATGTATAGTGGGAGTATATTAAAGTTACAGCAAAACTGGCTAATGTATTATCTTGGCTCATGTCTAGTTGAATTGGTCCAACTGT